CAGGAAAACAACCTATGTATGTAATTAATTTTTTAGCTTCGGCAGTCCAATTATCATAAGCTCCATTACTAAAATCTTTTGTTATTTCTTCATTACCAATACTTACACCACTTGAATTATAATATACAAACCTAACTTTATTTACTGCTGATGCTAAAGTACTATTAGATTGTAAAAACCCTAAAGTTCCGTAATCTACTATATTAGCATATAATTGTGTAGGGGCATTAGTTAAAAACTTTCTTGTGTTTGCTGTTGGAAATACTGCAACTGGTTCATAATCAAACAAATCAAAACCAAAATTTGCTTGTGTTACTCCTGTTCCTGTTTCTAAGATATCTGTTCTTTTTAAATAACCATTGAATATAACATAAGTTTCAGAATTAACAGATGTTCCTGATGCTGTTGAAACTGCATTTGGATCTGTTCCTGCACCTAAATATTCTACTTTAAATTGTAAAGCTAAATATCTTACTGAATCATTATTTTTAGAAAATTTATCTACAATATGTAAAGCGTGGCGTTTATCATCAGTTGTTGTTGTTCCTTTATATGAAGTGTCATTAGTAGCCATATGATCTGCCTTAACGTAATTCTCTAATACATTGCTAAAATCAAATATTCCTACTGCTTTGTTATTTGGAGTTGTTTTAAATGTAGCTATTAAATCTGTTGCAGTTGATACATTAGGTGGTTGTGAAGCTATGTGAACTTCTGCTATAAATTTAACTCTTTCTTGTGTAGCTACTGCTGTATCATTAGACACTACAAAAATAATATCCTGTCCAACAGGAAGTGTATTAAATAGTGGTTGTTGTTCTATTACTGAATTTGCCATTTTAAAATTTTGTAAACGTTGTTAAATATGTATCAATATCTTTTTTAAATTCTTCTAAGAAGCCATCTTTCATTTCTTGAAATCTTATTCCAAAAGGTTGTTGAAAAAAGCTTATACCTTGAATCCCTTTTATTTTTATTGATCTTCCTATTATAAAAGCTAATGCCATATTGCTTATAAATCTTCCTGTTTTTTTGTCTCTACCTTTTATTCCTTTCTTTTTTATCCACCTTGCGAGTATATCAGGAGGTGGTTGTTTTGTTGTATATTTATAATCACTTATTTGTGTTGATTGTTTCCAATTAACAAATGATCTAGGAACACTATTACCTGAAACTCCTTGATCAACAAACGTACCATAATCTGCCATATAAAACTTAACAGAAAAATCATCAGTACTTTCAGCAAAAACTTCAACTCTTAAACTACCTGCAAGAGCAGTCGATCCTTTTCGTGCTTGTAAAATACTTAAACTATCTCGTACTACATTATCACCAAAGCTCTGTAAATATCTTTGTATATTATCGCTCATTACACAAGCCCTGCAAACACTTCTACTTGTACATCAGTTGATGCTGATGGTCTTACTTGAACTGTTACTGAATCTGCTTCACCTAATATACCATCTTCTGTTTGATATAAAACGTGTGAACCACCTGCTCTAACAGTTACTTGATAATTAGTACCTGAAGTTACAAATGCAACCATTATATCTTGATCTGTACTTAGATTAGTTATTCTAAAGTATTTACAATTCTCCACGTCTAAAGCACCTGCTGATCCGTGTGGTGTAGAATTAAATACTGCTACTGTTGTTGTGTTTGAGTGCGCACAAGTTAAGATTCTTTCAAATACATCTACAATACCTGTTGTTGTTACTGTATTTGTAGAACCTCTTAATGCTCCGTTAAGTGTTACGCTTTCGCTAATTGTTGTTACTAAATCTGCCATAATTTATTTTTTGTTTTTGTCTATTTGTTTTAATTTTCTAATTGCCCATTCTATCATTTCTGTTCCTCCCCAAGCATCCCACATTAATCCACCACAACCTTCATCATATGGAACATCTTTATTCTTTTGATGTCTTTTAAAAGAAGCAACACGTGATATCGTGTCTCTACTTAAAGGTTTTCTATTTGCGATTTGGTTGGCTCTTGTCCACCCAACACGAGTTCCACAAGAACTACCATTCTCTTTTTTATATTTAATTGCTCGTTTAGAATTTGTTGTAGCACTTTTAGGATAATCAGTATATGTTTGAAACTTTATACTTACTGCTTCTAAGTGTTCTAATAAATCTTCGTAGTTCATAAATGTTTTTTTGTAGCTCATAAATGTATTGTAATTTTAAAAAACCCTATTGTTATTTTATATTTTCCTATTTTAAATTTCATAATTAATATCCTGCACCTAAATCAGTAACAGGTATTGTACAAGTATCAAAATCATTCATTACTTTAACACCAATCGTAAACACCCAACCACATAACATATTGTCAAAACGTTCTTGAAATGGTTCTATGGTAAATTGATCTTGTGTAAAATATAATGGAAAATTAATGTCATTAGTTCCTGCTAAGGATTGTCTTGAACTATGCCTAAGCATTCCTATAAAATCAGTAGCAATTTCTAAGGTTTGATTCCATACTTCTTGTTCGTTATTTTTATTGTTAATTAATTTTGTTAAGTTTGATTGTTGTTTTGTTTGTGTTTCGCTTTCACTTACTATATCACAAATAAACAACTGAAAGTTATATACTAATTCACTATCACCTGTTACTACGTTTGTTGGATTTATATGCAACAATGGTAGCTTCTCCATTTTTTCTAAATTAATATCAAAAATATTACCTATTGAAACTGTTGATATTTGTTCGTGATATTCTCCCAACCTGCTTAAGAAGTTAGTTACGTTGTTATAAGTTTTGTTGTTAACTGCCATTAAATTCTGTTTTTACGTTATTCTGTGCGTTCAAATCTATTTCATAAGTTAGCCAAGTTAAGCATTCTAAAAGTTTTAATTTTGTTATTGCACTTAGTTTGCTTATATCTTGATTGCATAATCTATGCATTACTCCATACCATCCCCATTTTTCACCAAAGCTTTCTCCATATATTTCTTGACTGTCTTCTTGGCTTCCCCCATCAAAGACAACGGCAAAATCGTTACGAAGATCCTTACGAAATTCCAAAAAAAAACCAGCGCCGATTGCACTTGCATAGCATTCATTTTCTTCATCTTTTCGGCTCGTATCTTTATATCCCCATCATAAGCTTCAATAGTATATACTCCATCTGATTTTTCTATTATTGGTCTAAATAATATTGCCATTATATTTGGCAAGTTTTTTTGCAAACCTAAATTAATAAACGTTTCAATATCTGCATATTCACCTAATGTTATTTCTGATAAATCAGGATGGAATCCATATTCAACATTATCTATTGTGTACGATTTTTGCAGCACACCTTCTGTTTGCATCTGAATTTTTGCTAACTTTTCAAATATTAAACCAACGCTGCTTAAAGGTAATTCTTTAATTAATTTTTCAGGCAAAGTAGAAAGTAATGTTATGGTTTCTAAAGCTTCTTGTGATTTGCTTTTAGCTTTGCCCATATTTAATTCCATAAACTTTTCTAACGTTACTTCTTCCCAACTCTCTACAACGTTGTAAGTTTTTTTCTTGCCTTTATTATTTATCTTTACTTTCATATATTATTAAATAGAAATTTTGTGTATTTAGTTTAATGTATTATATTTGCCGACTACTAGACAAGTTTTTTAAGTTAGTAAAAGGAGTAGGCATAAAACGTGGGCGTGTCTACTCCTTTTTTATTGCACATAATATTTGCCTAAATTTGGATTGTCTAAATGGTAAATTACGTTATATCTAATACCATCAATAGCGTGGTTATAAGCATCAACATAAAGCTTACTTCCTTTATCTGCATACACATAGTTATTTAGCTCTTTAGCTATGTTAGTAGATTCAGTTGTTATAATCAATTCATAATCTTGCATTCTTGTTATACCACTTTCAATAGTTCCTTTCTTTACTGGTTTTATATTTACGCCTAAATGTCGCAAGTCTTCAATTAGTCTTGGTTCTGCACTATCACCTATAATTAATTTATTGCTTACTTTTTCTAATATTAACTTTGCTAATTCGTGAGACTTCAAACCATTTTTATAGATATGTTCTTTTAGATATATTTTTTTTTTGGTTTTATCTATTGCTACTTCTGTTAAACTATCAGGATCAACACTAAATCCAAAGTCCATTCCACAAGATGTTTGTAAACCATCAGGATTAAATTCACCTATTGACCAATTATTAAACACTACACCTTCTGCTTTGTCTAGCCAACCACCTAATATTTTATGTTGATACTTTTTAAAGTTCCTATGTTTTATAGACTGTATACGCTCTAAGAAGCTCTTAGAAAGGTTTTCTTTATTGTCTAGGTATGTACTATGTATGTAACATATATTGTCTTTAACACCATTAAAACCTGCTTGTACACCTTTATCTTCAAAAAACCTTTTGTAGATCCAGTGTTCTTTAGTAACAGGATTTAATATTAATATGATTCTGTTTTGTATATTCTTTTCTCTAATACTTAAATCTATTGTATCAAATATATCTTCATCAATTAATTCTTCTGCTTCATCAAGAACCCAACAGCTTATTCCTTGTAATGATTTAAGACTTGCAGTTTGATTTCCTGCTGATGTCTTTATTCCTCTAAATAATATTTCTGATTGATTGCTTGTGTTTAAAACTTCTGATTTGTTTATACTAAAAATATTTTCAAAACCTAATAAGCTAATCTTTTCTAAAAATTCAGGTATAATAGATAAATGAGCTGATGTCATTGTGTATCTTGTAAATAGTATTCTTATACCTTTTGTCATTGTAAGCAAAGTAAGAAATACTGTTGCAGCAAAAGATTTACCTGATCCTCTACCTCCTGTTATTATAAAATAACGTGCATCAGATTCAAATAATGAATTGTATTTAAGATTCAGTTTCAGTTTTAACAAATGTTATTACAGGCATATTTATTGCTTTATCACCTGATGTTATATCTACTCTATTTGTTTCATTCCATCCAAGTTTAGTTTTTGCAGCGTGTATTACAACTGATGGCACTTTGTCTTTTACACATTCATAATACTTTGACTTTACAAAGTCTTTAGATATATTTTCTATTTCATCAACTTTAGCTGCAAATTCTTCATCTTCTTTTAACCACTTATAAAAGTTTGTTCTGCTTAGATCAGTTGCCTTTAGTGCAGTAGTAACTACTCCTAGTGAGCTTTCTAAAGCTTTCAGCAATCTTTCTTTGTTAATCTTTGTTCTATTTTGTTCCATTTTTTATATTTTGAGCGAGTAGGTGGAATTGCACCCCTTCTCTAGTCTGGAATGACTAGCGCATTACTCTTTATGCTTTACTCGCATTTTTAGGATAAGGTTTTTTTAATTCTAAACACTTATCTTTTAATTCTTTTGTTAGTGGATATATGTATTTTAATTTTCCTTTTGATTTTACAACTTCTGCATTTTTATCTAAACTTTTTGCATATTCTAACCTGCTAACACCTTTTTTAAACATACTTCTACTATGGTATATTTTACCATTTACTTTATAAAATAGATTTGATTTAACTTCACCTGTAAATATCCAATTTGTTGCTTGGTATATTGTTCCATAATGTTTTTGATCTTTATCTGCATAGCTAACAATTAATTTTACTAACGGTATATCTTTTTTGATAAGTTTTAAACTTAATGCTAAAGCTTTACTTGTTAATGATTGTTTACCGTTTAATGCTACTCTTACTAATTCTAAAAATTTTCCTTGTTGTAAATTATATTGTTTTCCTAAGTTTTTATTAGCACCTGTACCATATAAAATAACACCACACCAATCTTTTTTATCATTAAAAACTGAATAGCCAAACACATTTACAGGTACACTTTTTGCATAATGAAATTTTAAACAAGCATATTTTATAGCTTTATGTGATGCCTTTTTTAATATCATAATTCTCCTGCACTTACTGAATATATTGCTTTGTTATATTTACTTACTATTTTTGATATTTCTTCTTCTGCATTTTGTAAATCATTTTTATTAGCAAATGTTATTTTTATTACAGATGGTTTGTTTTTATTTTCTTCTGTTAATTCATTAAAATCAGGTTCTTCTAGGTCATCTTCATTTTGCCATACATCTAAACCCCATTCAGCAAGTTCTACACTATCCCATTCATTAGCTAACATATCCCATTCCCACTCTCCAAATCCAACATTATCTTTTACTATAAATTCTTTCTTTTGTTCTGCAGTAAGTCCTTCTGCTACTTCTATCCATACTTCTTTTAATCCTGCATCTTTACTTGCTTTAAGTCGCATATTACCACCTAAAACTACCATATCTTGATCAACTACAATTGGTCTGAGCTTTAACATTTCAGGAAATTCCTGTATTGACTTCACTAACTTTTTAAACTTATCGTTTTTAATTATTCTAGGATTGTTTGGATTTCCTTTTATTTTGTATAACTTAACTTGTTGTTTCATATTATATAATAGAAAATTATTTTTTTTATTTAAAGTCTTCATTTACACCTCTATCACCTGTTAGCTTTTCTTTAGCACCATCCCATAAATAATCTCTTTTTTTGTTTCTACTAAGTGAGCTTTCAGTTCTTTTAATAGTTGGCATACCTTCTTCAGGTTCACTATCCATATATTTGCCACAAGGACATTCAGAACCTTTTGTTATCCATTTACCATCT